GCTATTACGTATCATAGAGGTTCGTATCAAGATTGTGTATATTCTGATGAATGTAGATGGCTTATGAAGGAACACATGGCTCATTATTGTCGAACTTGCAGTTTCAAATGGGCTACTAAAGTTTTTAAAAGACTAACTAACTATATAGAATATGGAAAAACAACATACAGAAAAGTGCCCAGTATTTGAGTGGAGAGGAAAAAAGGAATCAACTATTTGCCCCGATTGTATTTGTGATGGATACCACACCTTTGATGAGCTTTATGAGCATAGAATCACCCTTTTTATTGCCCTGTGTAGGTATCTTTCTGGGATGTGGCAAGAAAAATATATCGGAGCAGAAAATGAAGAAACTATCCCTGAAATATGGCGTTCAAAGTTACATTCCGATGGCTCAAGTTTTGACGGCTGGTTTATCTTAGGCATAAATAAAGAAAAAGGAGAACAAATTACTTATCATTTACCACTTTCCAAATGGGAAGATACTGACTTCGCAGAACCGCTTGAAAAAGCACCAGAATTTGACGGTCATACAAGCGATGATGTATTAGAAAGAATAAAAGATTTATAGGTCTTACCAGTTTAATTAAGTAATCAAACATGGAAAACATAGAAACATATAAAATACAAGCCAAATGTGAAAACTGTAACACTACATGGAATGAAGTGATTCTGAAAGGAGTTTTCGCACGAGGATATTACAGATGCCCTTACTGTGGATGTAAGGAGGGAAAATCTCAAGGTCGAGCAGGTGATACAGGATTAGTTGTTAATTAAGTAACTATGAACATACAAGAATACAAAGAAAAATATGAGAGAGAACACCCTGGAGAATTAGAAAAATTACAGTGGGATATACCATTCCAACTAAGTCAGCTGTGGTTTAAGATTAAAATGTGGTGGTTTAATTAAGTAATATAATTATGGAAACAAATCAAAAAATGAACATGGATTTAATAGTGAACTTTATTGACCAAGGTATAAAGAAGCTCGTGGCCGAAAGGTATGAGATATTAAAAAAGGATTTTCTTGAGCAATTAGAGAAAGATAAAGCAGCGGACTTGGCGGGAATTTCACTGTATATCATGAAACAAGTAGAGATAAATAGAATGGGTGAGAATGTAATTATAACTTTAAGAACACAAAATAAATAACTTTACCAGTTTAATTAAGTAATATATGGAAGAAAAATTATACGATGCATTAGCAAGAGTGTTAATAAAGGGAAATGATGATGGCTATGGTGGAATTTTACAAAATCCGCTACATCAAGCTATTGTCAAGTACGTAGAAACTCAAAATGATAAGTTGGTAGCAGATATAACAAGAAAAATAAATCTCGAAGAAATGACAAAGACAATATCGGATAAAATAGTTGAAGATATTTCTCGCCATTCAAGCACTTATAATAAAAATTATGTTGCCGAAAACTTACGGGCAAAAGTTATGGAAAAGTTGGCTGAAATGCTTGCAAAAGAAGAGTTAGAAAAGATGAAAAGTAAAGGTTAGTTTCATCACAATTTGAAGTAGTGAGTATTAGGATGTCGGACTGTGAGCCGAAGGGTAGAGGTGAAAAACCTCTTAGGACTTTGTAAAAATCCCCAGAAACGAGTGGCCCGCCAAACTGGAACTTGGGTAAAACCAAACGAATTGCGAGTCGCTGCAAGTCAAACCTTGCTCCTAATACCCGCTACTTCAAGAGAATAGATTATGAAGAAACAACACATAAAATTTAGAGCTGTGAAAGTAATACCTAAAACTACAAAGGTAGAGTTTTTCACGAAAGAAGGAGAAAGTGTGTTTTTTAAAGCAACTACAGTAGTGGAAGACCCAGAAGAGTTAAGAACCAAAGACCTAATTCGTTGGCTTGGAAAGAATGGATTTAAAGAATTAGCAAAAGCTCTCAAGAAAGCTACAAGTTTTTCAAGAGAATAGATGGTGTGGTTATCAAAAGCCGAGGCTGAAAATGGAATTGACCATCATGGCCCGAAGGAATATCGGCGTTTGACAGCTACATCATCACAATGGTGGACAGATATCTGGCGACAGCGTTCCGCAGTTTGAATCTTTGAAAAAGTTAGTGGCTCTAACTCAAAGATGATAAGGACGAATAATCGCTTACCTAATTAGCCGTTAGGTATCTCTCCATCATTCATTATCAGATAATAAGAAAAATATATGATTGAACAAATTTACACAGATTTTACAACTAAACTACTCCCTAAGATCGCGGAGGGTTTCACAATTACTAAGGACTACTTCATGGATTTATTCGGAAGATACGCCCACTTCCTATTTGTACAAGACTTGATCTATACAGTCCTATCTTTCCTCGCTTTTATTGTTTTCATTGTCATTTTCATTAAGTCCTTTAAGGGAGGACAAAAAAAGGGATGGGAAAATGGTAAGTTTTTTATGGGATGTATATTTGCGGGATTCGCCGCAATTTTTTGGGGAGCATTTTGTGTCAGTAATCTCATGAATACGATTAAGGACAAGTATATTCCAGAGGTGAGAATTTATGAGGAATTAAAAGGTTTCAATAAGTAAAAAGCCCCTTAGATTATGAGAGCCATTTTAAAAAAAGGAAAGCTAGATAAGCCCTGTTATACCGATAATGGTTCTATTTCGATTGTAGTGGAGGGAAAGACGATCTGTTCAGTAAAAAAAGATGGAAGGTGGGAATGGACACATTACGAATTGTTTGAAACACAAGAAGGAGAATTTACAGGAATAGGCGGGATTGTTTATGGAAAGAAGATAGGATGAAGCCCCATTCATTATCAGTAAATAAGAAAAATATATGGATATAAAACTAGGGAAATTATTTGGGTATGAAATGGTTTTAAAGGATGTGCCAGAAGAAGAAGCCACTCACGTTGAGAAATTGGCCACAAAACATTTAGAAAATTTGAATGAGTGTTACATGAACTCTATGTTTGGGGCTGTAAAAAATGATATTGAAATTGCTAAATATTTTATAAAAACCCCCCTTACTTAGGGGGCTTAGAATCTTTTCTAATTAAGTAAATGAGCCACAGAAAACCTAGACCTTCCATGACAATGGCAATCAAGAACATATCAAATAAAGTGAGCATAAGTTAAGTTTTTTAATATAACGTGGGAAATCCACAGATATTACTGGCATTATTAATAATTTAAGGTATAATTTAGATATATGGTTAAACTAGATACAAAAAAGGTTCTCACCAACCTAAAAGGTGAGGCATTAAAAGACAACGAAGGTACAGAGTTCACAGTCGGCGGAGTATTAACAAACGTTCTCCTCTCCACTCAAGATAACCCCGCAAGAGCATACTTACTAGCTAAGACTCTCTTTGCAGAAAAGGATGTGGAATTAAAAGCTGAGGATATTGTTTATCTTAAAAAGCTAATCGAGGGTAATAAGTCGTTCACGGCTCTTATAAGCGGACAACTCCTTGAGATTATAGAAAAGTAAAAGGAAATAACATTCTTGTCAATATGGACAACATTGATAAACAAGGTAAAAAACAGAGTGACTTCATACGGCCTTATATGTGGAAGAAAGGACAATCAGGTAATCCCGCAGGAAGACCTAAGGGAAAAACTTTAAAAGAATTTGCAAGGGAATACTTAGAAAGCCTACCAGATGATGAGAAGGTGGATTATCTAGCATCTCTACCAACAGATATAGTGTGGAAAATGGCTGAAGGCAACCCAGAAACAAAAACAGATGTAACAAGTGGTGGTAAACCTATACCAATCTATGGAGGACAGAGTATTAACTTACAAGGACACAACGGCGACCAAGAAGATATTCCAGCTCAAGAAGCGAATTAGAGCTGTATGTGGTGGAACGTCTGCTTCTAAAACAATTTCAATATTAGTTTGGTGTATTGACTATGCTCAAAGCACCAATAATAAACTCATAAGCGTAGTGTCTGAATCATTTCCCCATCTATCAGGAGGAGCAATGTTGGACTTTGAAAACATAATGAGAGATCGTGGCTATTTTGATGATAAAAGATGGGTTAAACACCCAAAGCCAACGTATACATTTGAAGGTGGATCAAAAATAGAATTTATAAGTGTAGACAATGTTGGTAAAGCTCATGGCCCTAGACGTGATGTACTTTTTTTAAATGAATGTAATAACTTGCCGTTTAATATAGTAGACCAGTTGATAGTTAGAACACGTCACTTGGTGTGGCTAGACTGGAATCCAACAACTGAGTTTTGGTTCTATACAGACATGCAACCCAATAGAGATGATATTGATTTCATAACTCTGACTTACTTAGATAATGAAGCTTTAGATGAAACCACCAGAAAAGAAATAGAATCACATAAAAATAACAAAAATTGGTGGACTGTATATGGTGAAGGCAAACTTGGAACAGTAGAAGGTAGAATATATCCCAATTGGACTATTATTGATGAAGTCCCACCAGAAGCTAAACTGGAAAGACGAGGACTGGACTATGGGTATTCAAATGATCCCACTGCGATAGTTGATATTTACAAGTGGAACAATGCCTATATATGGGATGAAATTCTCTATCAAAAGGGAATGAGTAATAAACAAATAGCAGATGTAATAACTAATCAACCAGACCCTCGTGTACTAGTAATACCAGACTCCTCAGAACCAAAATCAAATGATGAACTAGTATCTTATGGAATACCTGTATTGCCAGCTAATAAAGGCCAAGGTTCTGTTTTACAAGGGATACAGTATGTCCAACGACAAAGAATTTTTGTCACAAAACGCTCTGTGAACATTATTAAAGAGCAAAGAAACTACATGTGGATTACCGATAAGAACGGCAAAATAATAAACGAACCCCAAGACTTATGGAATCATTGCATGGATGCTGGTAGATATGCTATGGAAAGCAATAAACCAATGGAACACCTCACTGCTGAAGATAGGGCACGACAAAGAATGGAAGCCCAAAGAAATATATTAAGAAATTCCCGTTAATCCACAGCTTGACAGCATATCGTATGGTATACTTACTTTAATCAGTTGCGGATTGACTTTTTGGAATACAAAATCTGTAAGGAAGTAAAACAATTAGAATCAGATTACGAAACAGGCTCTATAAACATCATGGAGGGATTGCCGTTTTCACAATGGAAAACTCTCAAGATGTGTGAATTTTACGCCAATTCTAAGTACACGGATAAGAAAGGCAACAAGGATGAGCTTAATCGTGATGCTCCATTTTTCAATATAGTAAATTTCAGAGTGACTATCGCTAAGGTAGCCACTGATTTGGATATTAAAGATATAGATATAACATCTGATGACCCAAAACATTATGTGAAGTCCATGCTTCTAAGAAAAGAAGCCTACGAATGGATGAAAGCCAACAACTTTGCTACGTTCTTAAACAGAACAGGATACACTCGCCCTAAATATGGCGGAGTATTAGTTAAAAAACACGAAGAAGACGGCAAACTTGAAATACAAGTTGTGCAGTGGAAGAATGCTATTACCGACCAAATAAACATTTTAGACAATCCAATTATTGAAAAGCACTACATGACATATGCTGATCTATTGCGAAAGCGTGATGTCTGGGAGAATGTAGAAGAAGTTTTAAAACAAAATAAAGACAAGAAGGCCGCTAGTAAATATGGCGTAAAAGAAATCTCCAATCGTATATGTGTCTATGAAGCTACTGGTGAATTTCCCAAGTCATTTCTCCTTAACGCTAAAAAAGAAGATTACAAAGATGAAGATGAATACGAATATACATTGCAAAGATACTTTATTGCTGATGTATATGGTAAAACATTTATACTGTTCGCCGAAGATTTGAAAGAAAGCCCATACGATTATATTCCTTGGGAAGAAATGGAAGGGCGTGCATTAGGCCGTGGGGTTATTGAAGACTCAGAAGAAGCACAGGTTTGGACGAATGACGCTGTTAAGAACGAAAAGAACGCCATGGATTTGGCAGGTAAGGTAGTATTAAAAACAACTGACAAGAAACTCGCTAACAATATCTTAGAAGTAGACAATGGTAAGATATTTGAAATTAGTGAAGGTAAGGAATTTGAAGTATTAAATCTAGTCCCAGCCGCACTTGGAGAGTTCCAAAACCAAATCCAAAAATGGAAAGAGCAAGCTGATGGTGCAACCTCTTCATATGAAGCCAATACGGGTGAACAGCCACCATCTGGCACGCCATACTCTCAGACTGCTCTCTTAAATCAAGTAGCCTCTAAGCCTTTTGATTACAGACGTGAAGAAGCAGGTATATTCCTAACCAGATTGTTTGATAAGTGGATAATTCCGTATCTTATAAAGAAATTAAAGAAGAAACATATCCTTGCTACAGACTTTGATGAAGATGAATTAGCATTGATTGACCAAGATTTCAAGACTCACCGAGCTAATGAAAAAGTAAAGGAGAATCTATTGAAAGGCAAATATACTAGCCCAGAAGAATACCAAGCTCTCATTCAATTAGAAGAACTCCTGGGTGCAAAAAGATACTTAGAAATGCCAGATAATTACTTTGATGGAGTGGAAGCTAAGATTTCAGTTAATCCTACAGGTGAATTAAGAAACAAAGGAGCAGTCTTACAGTCACTCAGTAAACTCATGGAAGATGTTATCAAGAGCTATAATCCAAACACGGGAACATTCGGAGTATTTGAAAATAAACAACTCACTAAGATATTTGGTACGATACTTGAATTATCAGGAGCAGGAATATCACCAGTAGCACTAGGAGCAGGTAAAACTAATACTGCTCCTATACAAATGCAACCATCACCAATGCAACCAGCCCAGCCTAGCCAACCAATAACACAATGAATCCATTAAAACAATTTCACGATGATAAACACACCAGAGAAGCTGTTAAAGAATATCTGATGGAATATTTGGATAGCCAAGCACTTGAAAAGGTGAAAAAGTTTGAAGATATAAAAGGTATTGCTGAATCATACGAAATAATTAGAAAAGCATTTAAAAACTTAGAAGATGAATATGGTGAAACTCCAGAACCAGTAATCTCAAGTTCAAGATAATATGGCCTTTGATACAAATTTTAGAACAACTCAAGAATACTTAAACCTCAAAGCAGGTTTTACGGGTACACTACGAACTAAACAAGAATGTCTGGCCTCGCTTTCAGGTAGAACAAATGCAACCAACAGTGTTATTACAGAACAGTTACAAGCGAACTCTTACGCTGGAGTAACAACTAAAACAGTCCAAGATGCAATGAATAACAAAGTAGGTGCAACAGCTAACACACTAACCTTACAAGAAGCAGTCAGAAGATTATAAAATACGACCGAAAATGTCTATAAACTAGGATGTAGGCTCTCCATAAACCTATTTAACGCCACCCCATGAGGCATAAACTGGGAAAACAAAATGGATGAAAATCCAATAGTGCCAACGGAAGCCACAATTCCAGAAGAGGAACTAGACCTCGAGTTAGAACTAGGCGATGATTCAGAGGAAGAAGACATCGCAGCAATTAAAGCTAAGGCTGAGAAAATGGAAACATTTGCTCGCCAAGCCGTAGCCCGTGCCAAGAAAGCAGAGGAAGAAAACAAGTCTCTTAAAAAGACCCCACTGCAACCTCAACCAGCTTCTCCGACCAATGTTGAAGAGACTGTGTTACTCGCTAACGGCATGTCAGAGGAACTCTTAGAGGAACTCAAGGCAATCGCTCAAGTGCGTAAGACGTCTCTCATCAAGGCTCAAGCTGACCCGATATTTGTTGCGATAAAGGAGAAGATTGAGAAAGATAAGAAACAGCAAGAAGCGTCCTTGCCAGCTTCACGAGGTTCAGGTAGTGCGAAACCTAAAAAGGATTTCAAAACTGTCGGACTTACTCGTGATGACCACATGGCACTCTTCAATTCAGCTCTTCAAAAATAAATCGGTAGAAGCCATTATCAAGTTTATTTTAAAAATAAATTATTATGGCAACATACCCAGCAGGTACAGAGACCCTTGCCTCCCTTGATGCTTACATCCCAGAAGTTTGGGGTGAAAGAGTCAATGAGTTCTTCCGAGCAAAGCTCGTAGCAGCTCCTTTCTTCACAGATAGAAGTGCAGAACTCGCAAATGGTGGTGATACTCTCTATACCCCAACTACGACTGAATTTACCGCTAACGCTAAAGCAAACGGCGTGGCTGTATCTACAAACAGTCCAACCGACACTAAGATAACTCTTACTGTCACCAACTGGTTCGAATCTTCTTTCGCTATTGAAGACCGCGAAGCAGCTCAAGTCATGCATTCATACGCAATTATGGAACGCTATGCTAAGAACTGCGGATACGCAATCGCAAAGAAACTCGACACAGCAATTACAACTTTGTTCTCAGGATTCTCTAACGTTGTGGGATCATCTGCTACTAACCTAGCAGACTCTGATGTCCGTAACGCTATTGCTTATCTTGAATCAGCAAACGTTGATATTGATGAAGCAGCATGGTTCATGCACCCAAACACTTTCTGGAAGCAACTACAAGGTATTGATAAGTTCTCCCTTGCTATTAACTCTCCAGTTAATGACCCTACAGCGAAAATGCCAAAAGCTACGCTCTATGGTATCCCAGTGTATGTAACTACTCAGATTCAATCTGATGCTACTCCATCTGGAGCGCGTGCAAACGCCCTAGCAACCCCAGACGCTATCCACTGGGCTACCTCTCCATTAGGAGGTGGTGGTTCAAAAGGAACAGCTATGACTGGTTCTATGGGAGTTCGTGTGCAGTCAAACTACATCCCTGATTTCTTGGCTACTGTTACAACCGCAGATATTCTCTATGGTGTAATCGAAAACCGCGATCTCGCAGGTGTGTACGTTAAATCTCCTTTATAAGCAGATTGTTTCTTGCCCCTTTTGTCGAAATCATTGGGGCAAGAGATTTCGAAAATAATCCTATGAAAATAAATGTAACCAATAGAAATGTCGAAAGTGAAAGGACTGTCAAAAAACAGCCCAGTGTTGTTATTGCTCAGAATCTAGTAAGAGAATCTGTCATGTTGGATAGATTTGGCAATCAGATAGACATGAGAACTAAACAAATTATCAATAAAGCAGAAAAAGAATAATATGAGAGCATATTTTGTAACCTCTGGTAACTTCGGTTGCTATGTTGTGCGTTGTTTACTGCCACTGGCTGCTAATGGCTGGGATGGCGACCACAGCTCAATCAGAGCATTTACCAGAACACCAGAAGATAAATCTAAGGCTGCCCAAAATGCAGACATTGTGGTGTTTCATAGACCCGATGATCCACGCAAATTAGAACTTGCTAGACTTTTAAAGAAAGCGGGCAAGAAGATTGTTATGGACAATGATGACACCTATCAAGATATAGGTGGAATCAAATTAAATACCTATTTCAATGAAGAACGTGTCAAACGTGGTCTAGCAACTATCAATAAGATAATGGATGCATTCACCATAGAAGCTGATTTAGTTACAGTCTCAACTGAATACTTGGCCGAGGAATATAGGAAATTGAATAAGAACGTGGTAGTTTTGCCCAACTACATAGACCCATTTTATTTTGATGAACCCCTAAGAAACCAATCAGATGTGGTACGAATAGGAGTAACTGGCTCAATAGGAATGTCATCTGACTTAGATGTATTAGCTCCGATAATTAAACATTATGAGAAAGATAAAAGAGTGCAAATTGTATTCTTCTCACTTCCAGCTAATCGTGCTTCAAACCCCATGCTCTCTAATGCTTATGAGAATGAATATAACTTCCTAGATTCAGTAGATGTAGAATGGCATCCAACTGTGAATATGGACAAGTACTACGATAAGGTAAACAGTCTGAAATTAGATATGATGATAATCCCAAGAACCGACAGCTACTTCAATCGCTGTAAATCCAATCTAAAATTCCTAGAGTCTTCCATGTTTGAAATACCCTGTATCGCTCAAGGATTTACAGATGGCAAATCACCCTATCAAGTCAATCCAGAAGATTCTAAATACATGAAGATTGTAATTGACAACAATGACTGGATTCCCGCTATTGAGGAACTCATAACCAATAAGGAACTAAGGCATGACATGGGTAAGAAAGCTAAGGAATATGTTTTGAAGAATTACAACATCGAAGACCACGCTGATGAATGGATAAAAGCCTATGATTCAATTAAGTAACACTTTCGGACGTTTGGGCAATCAGATGTTTCAGATGGCCTATATATATACTCAATGGCTAGAGGGTTATATCCCTGACTACTACTTACAAAGCCCTGAGTTCTTTAATGAGAAGGCAATCAAACAGCTATATGGACAGGGCATAGGTACACCGATAGACATGGTAGCAATCCACGTCAGACGAGGAGACTATGTAAATAATGATTTCTATGTAGACCTCACTCAAACTGATTATTACGAAGAATCCATGCTCTTATTCCCAGACTGTGATTTTCTAATATTCTCAGATGATATTGAATGGTGTAAAAAGTATAAATTGTTTGCAGGTTGTGAATTTTCAGAAGGTAAAAGTGAAATTGAAGATATGAATTTGATGGCGGCTTGTAAGGGAATCATCTGTGCCAATTCCTCGTTCTCTTGGTGGGCCGCATTTATAGGTTATGCACAGAAAATCATTGCTCCTTCACGAAACAAGTGGTACGCTGATGGTATAGAAAGGACAGTTTGTCCTAACACTTGGGTGCGAATATGAAAATATCAATCGCCATACCAGTCTACAATATGCCCAACAAAGACTTCTTCTTGAAGCGGTGTTTGGATTCCATTAAAGAGCAAACTTTTACTGATTATGAAATCGTAATGACCGAGCAAGGTGGCATGGCCGAGAATACTAACAATGCAATCAGGGCATGCAAGGGGAGATTTATCAAAATACTCTACATGGATGACTTCTTTGCTCACAAAGACGCTCTTAAAGAGATTGCAGAGATTCTTCAGTACGATACTAAATGGCTTGTAACAGGCTGTGACAACGACAAAGGCACTGGAATACACTACCCGAGCTATAACAATCAAATTCATACGGGATATAACACCATTGGCTCGCCGTCTGTACTGACAATTGCCAATAAAGAACCACTTTTGTTTGATGAAACAATGACATGGTTACTAGATTGTGACTACTACAAACGCCTCCATGAGAAGTATGGCAATCCAACTGTCTTAAATAGAGTGAATGTGATAATCGGAGTGGGAGATCACCAAGCAACTAATTTAATGGGGGAAGAAATTAAAAATAAAGAGCATGAATACATGCAAAAAAAGTATGAAAATAACGTACGCTAAGGCCGTATATGGCCAAGAGGAAATAGAAGCAGTAGTGAAATCTTTAGAGAATACATTTTTATCAGTTGGCTCATTATCTACTGAGTTTGAGAATAAGATTGCTGAGATATTCGGCAAGAAATATGGAGTATTTGTAAATTCAGGCTCATCGGCTAATCTATTGGTCACACAACTTATTCCCAAAGGTGAAGTCATCACTCCTGCGTTAACATTTGCAACTACACTAACACCTCTCCTCCAATGTGGGCTGACACCAGTATTTATAGATAGTGAGATAGATACATTCCTACCAACAATAGAATCAATCGTTGCTAAAATAACACCTCAAACAACTGCTGTAATGATTCCCAACTTATTGGGTAACAAAATGGATTCTGCTCGCTTGCGTTCTATTTGTGATGGCTTTGGGATTTTATACATTGAAGACTCCTGCGACACTATAACCAATTCAAATGGACACTTTGTAACAACTTCGTTTTATGGTTCACACATAATTACCGCTATGGGTGGTGGTGGAATGGTAATGAGTGACGACAAGGTAGCAATAGATCGTATTCGTACTATGAGAGATTGGGGACGTGGTGTAGACGTGTCTGAGGACATAAAGGAGCGTTATAAATACGAAATAGGCGGATTCCCCTATGATGGTAAGTTCTGGTACACCGAACAAGGATTCAACATGAGACCAGTGGAAGCTCAGGCTGCCTTTGGATTAGAGCAATTAAAGAAACTCCCAGAGTTCATGGAAATCAGAAAGGAAAACTTCCAAACTCTCTATGATTTCTTCTCACAATTCCCGTATTTCAATTTACCCAACTCACAGTTTGATCCTAATTGGCTGGCATTTCCCATAACATTAAAAGATGCACCATTTACTCGCTTTGAATTAGTAGACTGGTTTGAATCACATGGAATACAAACTCGTCCAATCTTCTCTGGAAACATTTGCAGACATCCTGCATTTAAACAAGATGGTAGTTTTTCTAATGCTGACTATGTAATGGAACATGGAATCTTGCTTGGTATTCATCAAGGAATGGGATATGATGAATTAAACTACATTAAAAAAATATACAATGATTTTATTAACAGGATTTAATGGAAAACTCGGTAAGGAGTTGAAAAAACATCTTGAAGTCGTAGATTTCAGGGGTGATATTACTTACCCAATTATTTCACAGAAATGCGACATGATAATTCATGCAGCAGCTTACACATATGTCGGCGAAGCAGAAGACGATGCTAAGAATGTTTTTGAAACAAATGTATTTGGAACATATAATCTGATGAAAGAATACAAAGATGTTCCGTTTGTATTCATCTCCAGCGAATACGCCAACAATCCCCTAGGATGTTATGCACTATCTAAAAGACTTGGCGAAGAAGTTGTCATGACTCATCCCAAACACTTAATCATTCGCACTCTCTTTAAGCCTAATCCGTGGCCGTTTGAGATGGCGTATGAAGACCAGTTTACTCAAGGAGACTATGTAGATGTGATTGCTAAAAGAATCGCAGATCATATCAACTCTTGGGACAAGAAAACCTCCGAGATTTGCTATGTTGGCACTGGCAGAAAAACCATGCTTGAACTAGCACGCAGAACCAAGCCAGACGTTGTGCCTAATAAGATTACAAACCCTATTATTCCCCACGATTATCTTTAGTCGTGGGTTTTTTATATGAAACTAATATTCAAGAAAAATGGTCTTACTGAAATGGTAAAATGGGGTGGATATACATATACCCCACCACAAATTATAGGTAATTGGAAAAAACATCCAATTCAAGTAATTAAATATTTATGGAAAAAAAGAAAGTAAATTTACCAAACGTAACCCTATGTTGTTTCGGCTCTGAGAAGTATCGGGAACAGCAACAAAATATGCTGGATTATTGCTGTACCAAAGCAGAGTTTGGAGCAGTTAAAAACATTATCGTGCCGACCAATTCCATAGATGAATGGAATCGAGCAGTAGTATTTGACCTTGGAGACTACATAGATACAGAATTTGCACTATTAGTACACCCAGATGGTGGTATAGGCAACCCAGACGCATGGGATGACAAGTGGTTAGAGTATGATTTCATTGGTTCACCATTCCCTTATCCACAGGATAATTTCTCCTACAGAGATATACATGGTAAAATTCAACGAGTGGGGAACAGTGTTGCGTTACGTTCCAAAAAACTCCTAGACCTCCCCAAAAAATTAAATATGGAATGGAAATCTTTTCACGGATTCTTTAATGAAGATGGTTATATCTGTGTAAATATGAGGCATATCTTTGAAGAACATGGCTGTAAATTTGCTCCGTTTGAAGAAGCCTTAAAGTTTGGCATGGAATATCCATTACCAGAACATAAAGGTGAACCATTTATCTTTCATAAGCACTTTGGCATTAATAGTAAGTACCCTAATTTTGAAATATGAATAAAAAAATAGAAAATGAATCTACTTTATTCTCAATAATTGAGAACGAAGAATCTGGAGTGATTACTATAGATTTTATGAATAAAGAAACGGGGGTTTTAACTTTCTGGTTGATTAAAGGAAAGTTTATAGAAAACATATAATGATAGCCTGTATTTTTCACAAAGGAAGCGGTTTAGGTAATCAATTGGCACGATATGTGGCGGTGCGTTGTTTGGCTTTAGAGAAAGGATATGAATTTGGGGTAATAAACCCAGAGAACTTTAAAGGTAAAGACTTTATTAAACTAGACATGGGCATCCCTTTTGGAAGTGGTAAAGTGAATGTATTAATGTCAAGATTTGAAGAAAAAAAGATAGTAAATGAAGAAGGCAATGATATTCGAGAGTATGACCAGACAATCTGGGACGTGGAAGATAACACAATTCTTGATGGAGAGTTTCAGGATGAAAGATATTTTGAAGACCATTTAAGTGAAGTCAATACTTGGCTTGAATCAGGTGAATTAGAGTTCTTAGATGATGTCTGCATAATAAATTTCCGAGGTGGAGAATATGCAGGAGTTAAAGATTTATTTTTACCTCAAGAGTATTGGGATAAAGCTATATCGACAATGAAGAAGCATGGAGCAAGTATATTTAAAGTAGTGACTGATGATGTAGTAACTGCTCGCAAGTTCTTTCCTAACCTTGAAATAGTCCACAATATGGAAATGGACTGGAAGGCGATTAAATATGCTCCATACCTAATACTTTCCAATTCATCGTTTGCTATATTGCCAGCACTATTAAACAGAAAGGTCAGAGAGATAATCGCTCCTAAATACTGGGCTGGATATAACAAGGGATATTGGCAACTACCACAGAATAATTACAAGAAATTTAACTATATACATCATGCGTAATATACAAGAGATTTTAATGTCACATGAGACCGATAAGCACAACCTAACGGAACATTCCTATGGCGATGCGTATGCTGAGATTTTTAGCAGATTTAATAGAGAAGCTGAACTTAATATATTAGAGCTGGGCGTGCAAAGGGGTGGGAGTCTATTTGCTTGGAGAGAGTATTTTCCCAATGCAAAAATAATAGGAGTGGATATAAGTGACAGCAGACTAGATAGATATAAAACTGATGAAAGTATCACTTTCATAAAGAAAGACCTAAGAGATGCCATAGAGGATTTGAGAGATATTAAATTTGATATTATTATTGACGATTCAGACCACTTTGAAGGTACTGTTGCCTGGATAGTAAAGCACTACTTTGAACTTTTAAAACAGCACGGAGTAATGGTAATTGAGGACTTACAAGTTGTCGGAAAATACACTGAGACAATAAAATCTACAATGCCCGATTATACAAAGTATGAAGAATTTGACATGAGAGAGGTAAAAGGTAGACCAGATGATTTTATAGTTTGTCTAACAAAACAATGAAACTTCTTGAAAATGAGGAATTACAGAGAATGGTAGATTACTCCTTCGGCGATCAGTCGGGAGTGCTTGGTAATGTGCCGAATGCCTATATGAAAAAAGCGAATGTTTACAATAAAGAGTTTAGAGATTTTTGCATGAATTGGGAGATGGAGAATAAAACTTATAAACCAATTACTCTGTTTATTGATAACATTCGCCTTTATAGAAGATATTTAGAATACTCTGATTGGTTACACATGAAACCTATCTCATACAATGACAGGCAATGGTTAAATAGGTTTGAAGATGATGATTTATTAAAACTTTTAGGGACTCATCCATATACAGGATTGGAATTTGTTATCTTTACAGCTTTTGAAGATACCCCACTTGATGACCATATCTGGGACAAAATACCCGACAATGTTATCTCAATAAACACTGCCAATGGAGTGGTATTTGGAGACAAAGTACGCCCATTTCCACACGGAATAGAACGCAAGATGTACGATGGCTACAATCACCATGAGACCTTATTGAGTATGATTGATTCACCGATACAGCCAGAAAAATTACTCTTTGTGGCTCACAGAGAAGATACTGGTAACAGGGGTTCTATTGGAGAATTATTTAAAGATAAACTATGGGCGACAGTAACTCACCTACCTTATGAGCAATACCTTATCGAGATGAAGAAGCATAAGTTTGTACTTTGTCCTTCAGGAAATGGAATAGAGAGTGCAAGAAACTGGGAAACACTATACATGAGACGAGTGCCAATATTCAAAGACCACCCATATTTACGAGAGATGTTTAAAGATTTTCCCGCCTTGTTCGTAAAAGATTTTAATGATGTGACAGAAGAACTATTACTAGCTAATGAACACCTATTTACTCAAGCTCAGGAAATGGACATGAGTAAACTTGACCTAGATTATTGGTTTAACAAATGCAAAAATGAGAAGTAAATTTAAAACACCATGGCATAGATTTGATTGGGGTGGTAATCCTAGGTACGGATTTAAAAATTGGTATTTATTTTTTGTAAGGCCATGGTTTCGTAAAGATGATTGTTGGGTAAAAATGGACGGAACACGAGTGTATCGCCATAGGTGGCAACGCTGGATATTTAAGATAAAATAATATGATATACGATTGTACTCAAATCCTAAACGAACTAGACCTCTTAGAGATAAGACTAAACATACTTGACCCGCATGTTGATGTTTTTGTTATATGCGAATCACCACAGACATTTAGTGGTAAGGAAAAGCCACTTTATTTCTTGGAAAATTGGGTAAGATTTGCTAAATGGATGCACAAAATAAAACACATTGTAGCTCCAAGAATAGTAGAATCTGACTCATTTAAAATAGCGGCCTTTCAGAAAGACTTTATTCGCAATGCCTTAAAGAATTGCCAACCAGATGATGTGATTTACTATGGGGATGTGGATGAAATATGGACTCCACAAACCGAGGAAGGCAAACTAAGACAGCTGTGCTATTCCTACTATCTCAATATGCGTTCCTCGGAAGATTGGCAAGGCACAAATAGGTGTCTATATAAAAACCTAGTTAATCTAAACGAATTGCGAGCCAAGCATGATAATATATTAGAAAATGGAGGCTGGCACTTTACCAATATGGGAGGAGTAGAACAGATTAAACTCAAACTAGACTCATACGATCACCAAGAGTTCAATCAAGAAGCAGTAAAAGATAAACTGGAAGAAAGAATGAAGAATGGAGAAGATTATGTTGGTAGGAAATACGATTGGCAGGGAAAACCTTTTAAGTTTTGGGTCGATGAATCGCAATTACCAAAGTATTTAATTGAAAATAAACAAAAATGGATAAAACTGTTTCAGTCATAATTCCATCTTATAAATACGCTAAGTATCTCAAAGAGTGTGTGGATAGTGTAAAAAGTCAGACTTATCCAATACATGAGGTAATTGTGGTCAATGATGGAAGCCCTGATAATACCTCTGAGGTAGCTAGAGAGCTTGGAGTGATTTTAGTAGAGAAAGAAAATGGTGGATTATCTTCGGCTAGAAATGCTGGCATTAAAGTAGCTACAGGAGAATACATTATGACACTAGATGCAGATGATAAACTTGTACCTGCGGCCATCGAAGAACACATGAAGCTGATTGAAGATGAAAAGACCATTGCCCAATGTGCTTTAATGGAGTTTGGAGAAAGACATATAATGATGACACCGACTTACCCGACAAGTTTAGAAAGAATAATGCAGTCCAATACAATTTACTGTAATGCGGTATTTTCAAAGAAGATGTGGTCAGAGGTCGGAGGCTACGATGAAAGCGAGACAATGAGATTGGGTTACGAAGATTGGGAGTTTTGGATACGAATATTAAATGCGGGATGTTACGTCAGAGCTTCGGACTTTGTAGCATTAAGATACAGAGTACATGGAAGCAATATGACTAAGGAAACAAGTCACCCTAATAGACAGAAACTTTATAAATATATTTATGATAAGCACCAAGATTTATATAACAGGTATAATCTCAAGGTTGCAGGAATGATATGATAATCGAAAACAAAAAACTATACGATTTAGCAATTACAAAAGAATCAGTGGGAAAAGAACTTCTGGCAGTTATTGAAGAACTTGAAGTAATTGAAAAAGACATTAAGGAATTTGAGCGTCAAGAAAAGGAAATCACAGCTAGTGTTATTCCAGATGAGACACTAAAAGCAGAGGGTGATGCCCTAGTTGAAGTGTTTAACAATACACTAAAAAGATTAGAGGAAATCGGCAAGCAAATTGAAGCAAAGAAACTGGAAGCTATCCCAAAGGAAATGGAAGAAAGCCATAAGGATTTAATGAAAAAAAGAGAAGAAAAGGAACGTGAACGCAATAAACTGGCTCTTAAAATGCAGAAATGCAGGGATAAGATGGTCCCGATCTTAAAGAAAGATGTCCGTCCTTCATTAGAAGAATATGGTGATGTCGAGAAAGTCCAGGCCACCGAAGATAACAAGGTAGAAATCACAACCTTTAACTATTTAGAGGATTTTAAGCGTAAATTCAAATATCGTGACTAGCAGGGTGAACCCTGCTTTCTTGGTATAGAGGGAAACAATTATTTAATTTCCCACGCAACGTCTATGCCAAGAAAATAGGGTTTATCCACTACTTGACAAGTGCTTATGTGCTACAATTAAGTAACTTCTAGTTGCGAGGAGGATATATTGCAATTCTCTAACACAACTAACAAAGATGGTCTAATACAGAAATGCGAAATAAATCTCTTTGGAGATTCCCCATTTGGTCAAATAACGGGCAATTCTAGTAGATTGGCCATTTTTACTGCATTTGCTAATGAGGGTCTTTCAAGATATGGTCAAATAGCCTTAATGGCTGACAATGACTGGGAATGGGACGACAGAAATCAGACCGACTTACCAATAGGAAAAACCGCTGTAACAAGTGGTCAGCAAGACTATTCGTTTTCAACAGAGCATTCATTTATAGAAGCTGTGGAGTTTAAAGATACGGCTGGAAACTGGTATGCCCTTAAAGAAATAGACGAAAGGTATTTTACAGAAAACAACAAATCAATCACGGAATACGCCTCAGTTGCAGGACTTCCCCTAGAATACAGAAAGGTGGCAAATTCAGTAATTCTCTACCCAGCTCCCAACTTCACAGATAATGCAGGTGACAACACAACGTGGTCACTCAAGGTGCATTTCAAGAGAGGTCCTTCATATTACACTACATCTGACACCACTAAGGTTCAGGGTTTTACTGATTTACATTCAAACTACCTTACAGACTACACTACATGGAAATATGCCAACACTAGAAATATGCCAATAGCAGACAAATTAAGAATGGAGATACAAATATGGGAAGAACAAAGAATCCCAGAGTTCTATGCGAAAAGGTCGGCAGAACACTCAAAAATTATTAGAAGTAAATATCGTAGTTCACGATAACAATTATGG